CTAAATTGCATGCCAAGCAATCGAAGACCTTGAAAACTGTTCTCTCTTCTAAAAGAAAGAAAAAAGCATGACATCTGTTTGGGCTGGTCGTTGGGGTGAGTACTTTGCGCTCAAGAAGATGGCGCATGAGTGGCACAAAAAAGGTTTAAGTATGGCTGAGATAGAAGCACGGCTACGCAGGGAACTTGAGGGTGTACCGTTGAAAGTAATTAACGGCTGATGGACTTGGTTAATGCATGGAACGAGTTGAGTTATTTTGATGGTGTATTGTTCACCGTCTGGTTAGGCGTCTTGTATATTGGAAAAAAGAAGATCGACAAGTGGCTGGATTAGATCATGAAGATAAAGTCACGCGAGGTTTCAATGGAGCGTAAAAAACTAGAACCGGGAAGCCGATACGAGGCGTTTGATTTGGACGGTGATGGCACTGTCACTGATGACGAGATTGCCCGTGAAAAGGAGATGATTGAGCTTGAGTTACGCGAGGAAAAAGCAAAAGCACAGCAGTATATGGCATGGGTTGCCATGGGAAGTATGTTGGTTTTCAGCACTTTTTTGTTTTTACCTATTGTGCCTGACAGTCGCGTCAACGCTTTGGCTGATTTACTTGGTTTGTTTTACATTGCTCAAGCTGGCGTTGTCGGTGCGTATATGGGTGTTTCGGCATGGATGAGCCGAAAATAATCTACCGGTATGAAGGCCCAATTAACAAGTTTCGACAGTACAATTTGATGCGAAAAAAACAACGACGAGTAAAGAAAGAATGGAACAAAGAGACCGGGAAATTTAAGGGGTTTTAGATGTTGAGTGTCATTGGTTCTTTGATAGGTTTTGCCAGCAGTACCGCACCTGCAATTGCGGACCACTTCAAACAAAAGAGCAACCAGAAGTTTGAGCTTGAGAAAATGAAGACTATGGCAGAACTGCGTAAGGCAGGTTTTGACCATGAATTAAAAGCCTTTGAAGCACAGGCTTCGGATAAAGAACACGACAGGTTGATTCAGCACGATATGAGTATTAACAGCGGCACAGGATTTATCTCTGCGCTTCAGCGGTCCGTCCGCCCTGTCATTACTTATTGTTTCTTCGGTTTGTTCTTGGCGATAGAAATTACTTTACTACGAGAGGCCCTTAATAGCGGGATGAGCGTGGCAGAATCTTTGAATGTTTTGTGGGACGAAGACACAAAAGCAATTTTTGCTGCAATCATAAGTTTTTGGTTTGGTTCCCGTGCAATTGATAAAGCAAGAGGTAAAAGTTAATGGCCGATAATTTTAAAGCTAGTCTGAAGATGGTGCTAAAACACGAGGGCGGTTTTGTGGACCACCCTAAAGATCCGGGCGGAGCAACGAATAAGGGCGTTACCCGACAAACTTATGAGTCTTTTTTGGGTAGACCTTTGGAGAGCGTAAATGAGCTTATTGAAATTCCAAATGAACATATTCAAGAAATCTATCGGATACGTTATTGGGACAAAGTTAAGGGGGATGACCTTCCTTCTGGCCTTGATTTTTCTGTTTTTGATTGGGGCGTAAACAGTGGCCCATCTCGTTCTGCAAAATTTTTGCAAGGCTTGGTGGAGGTCACTCAAGACGGGGCAATCGGACCAAGAAGTTTAGAAGCTGTTTCAAAGCATGACCCCAAAGATCTGATTATTGATATGGCAGCAAAACGCGAAGGGTTCTACCGGTCTCTTTCTACGTTTGATACTTTTGGAAAAGGGTGGTTGCGCCGTAACGAAGAAACCCGTGACTTTGCTCTTGAACTTGTATAGAAGGGTATGAGACTTAATGCGGAGATATAGGTTTGAGCATACATGTCGCGGAATCGGTGTTCCGCATAGTAAGAGAACACCGCACCACAGTTGAGAATTTACTCGTTTATGACAACGTAAAAAATATGGAGCAATACCGTGAATTGATGGGTCAACTGAAAGCATTAGAACACGTTGAACAGGAACTCAGGAGCCTGCTAGAAAAACAGGAGCAGTTAGATGACTAAACCAAATTTGAAAGCAGCAGAAGAAGGCGTAGCGAAACTATCTGAAGCATATGTTGACGTTACCGACAAAAAATTAGACCCCGATAACATTGGGGGCTCTCTTTTAGAACGAATGCCTGATCCTACAGGATGGCGGCTCTTAATTTTACCTTACAGAGGAAAAGGAAAAACCGATGGCGGTATTTTCCTTCCAGACCAGACCGTTGAAGAACATACCATTTCCACACAAGTTGGGTATGTCCTGAAAACCGGTCCTTTAGCGTATCAAGATCCAGTCAAATTTGAGTCTGGACCTTGGTGTGAAAAAGGCGATTGGGTTATGTTTGCCCGATACGCTGGGTCTCGTTTCAAGATAGATGGCGGCGAAGTACGCATTCTGAACGATGACGAGATATTAGCTAAAATTAAAGAGCCCGAAGACATTTTACATTTCTAGGAGATATTATGAGTGAGCAAGATGTTAGAGAACAAGAGCAAGTCGAACTGGAGCTTCCCGAAGAAGAACCTGAAGGATCTGTTGAGGTCGAAGAGGCGGGTGCAACCGGCACAGAAGAAACCGCCGATAACTTCGACAAAGCAGAAAGCGCAACCCAAAAAAGGATAGACCGTCTTACGAAACGTATGCGTGAAGCAGAGCGTGATAAAGACGAAGCAATCCGTTATGCACAGCAGGTACAAGGCGAAAACAGTCAGTACAAGCAGCGCATACAAAACATGGACCAAAGCTATGTTTCGGAGTTTAGTAATCGCGTTGAATCCCAACTTTCATCAACTGAAGCAGAACTAGCTCGTGCCGTTGAATTAGGTGACTCAAATGCTGTTGTGGAGGCACAAAAAAAGCTTACGCAATTAGCTATTGAAAATGACCGCGCTCAACAAGCAAAAGTGCAGCAAGAAAGATATGCTCAACAGCAGCAAGCGATGTTGCAACAGCAAGCTGTTTATCAACAGCAGCAACAGACGCCAGCGGCTCAACCGCAACAAGGCTATAAAGAACCGGACCCAAAAGCACAAAAATGGGCTGAAAGAAATGATTGGTTTGGCTCTGATGAAGCGATGACTTACGCTGCTTTTGGTATTCACAAAAAGCTTATCGAAGATGAGGGGTTTGACCCTTCTTCTGATGAGTACTATAGTGAATTGGATAGCAGAATGGTTGAGGAGTTTCCTCACAAGCTAGATTCTGCTCAAAATGACAAACGGGGAAGCAAAAGATCCGCCCAGAATGTTGCTTCAGTATCCCGCTCTACCGGTGGGCGCAGTAGAGGGAAGAAGGTTAGACTCACCCCTAGCCAGATTTCCATAGCCAAAAAATTGGGTGTGCCGCTTGAAGAATACGCGAAATACGTGAAGGAGTAAGGTTATGACGGACGATCAAATTAATGAAAGTACGGCAAAACGTGCTTCTCGCGCAAAACAATCTAGGGAGAGTACGGAAAGGCGTAAACCGTGGGCTCCCCCCTCAATGTTAGATGCACCGCCTGCACCAGATGGTTTCAAGCATCGTTGGATCAGAGCAGAAGCTCGTGGTTTTGACGATACAAAAAACGTAAGCGCAAAAATGCGCGAAGGTTGGGAGCTAGTTCGCAAGGACGAGTACCCTGATTTTGAAGCCCCAGTTGTTGAATCAGGTAAATATGAAGGTGTGTTTGGCGTTGGAGGTTTGATTCTTGCACGGATTCCCGTGGAAACCATCCAAGAAAGATCAGATTACTTTAATCAAAGAAATGCTGATCAAATGGAAGCAGTGGACCACGATATGATGCGCGAGAACTCACATTCATCCATGACGATCAATAAACCTGATCGTCAGACTCGTGTAACCTTTGGCGGTCCACAAAAATAAGGACCGCCTGATTAGGAGAAAACAAAATGGCAAATCAAGAAACTGCCTTTGGTCTTCGTCCTATCGGGCTTGTTGGAAGTGCAGCTAATTCAACTGGGGTAACTCAGTATGAAATTGCAAGCGACAACACGAATGCCTTGTTTCAATTTGGTATAGTAGTTCCTGCTGCTGCCGGTGTAATTGATCAAGCTGGTGCCACTAGTGGTGGTACTTCACCAGCACTTGGTGTCCTGATGGGCGTAGAATATGTTGATAGTTCTCTGAAGAAAACTGTCTTCAAAAACTTTTGGCCGGGAGCCAACAGTGTAAGCGTAGATACCAATTTTCCGGTAAAAGCGTTTGTTGCTGATGATCCTAACCAGCTTTTCAAAGTTGCTTCAGATGCAACACTTACGGATCGTGCAACTGCACAAGCCGGTGTGTTTGCTAACGCTTCTTTGGGAACATCTGCTCGTACCGGTTCTACAAGCACCGGTTCAGCAAATGGAGCACTTAGCGTGGCTTCAATCGCTGTAACAGCTACCCTGCCGCTTCGGATCGTGGGCATCGTTGATGACGAAGCCAATAACGATTTCACAGCCGCAGGAATTCCGCTGATTGTACGGTTGAACGCACACTTCAACGCCAACACAAGCCGTTTTGACTCGCAGACTACTGCGACCTCAACGGGTATTTAAGGAAGGGATAGAAAATGGCTATTTCTCGCGCACAACTTGCGAAAGAGCTTGAGCCCGGACTGAATGCACTGTTTGGCCTTGAGTATGACCGCTACGACAATGAACACGCCGAAATTTTTGAAGAAGAGACTTCGGATCGTGCTTTTGAAGAAGAGGTAATGTTGGGTGGATTCTCGACTGCACCCGTTAAAGGTGAAGGCACAGCCATCACTTTTGACACTGCACAAGAGACGTTCACGGCTCGTTACACTCACGAAACAATTGCATTGGCGTTTTCAATCACAGAAGAAGCTGTTGAGGACAATCTTTATGATCGTCTTGCTGCGCGTTACACCAAAGCTTTGGCACGCTCTATGAGCCAGACCAAACAAATCAAAGCTGCTGCAATTCTGAACAATGCGTTCAGCACAGGTAGTGCGATTGGTGATGGCGCAGCACTGTGTTCTTCTACTCACCCGTCTCTTTCGGGCAACCAGCGTAATGTTCTTTCAACACCGGCTGATCTCAATGAAACCTCATTGGAGCAGATGTTGATAGACGTTGCTGGTTTTACCGACGAGCGTGGTTTGAAAGTCGCAGTTCGTGGCACAAAACTTATCATTCCGAAAGAACTGCAATTTATTGCAGAGCGAGTGATTAACTCTAACCTGCGTCCCGGCACAGCCGATAATGATGCAAATGCAATGAAAAACATGGGCATGATTCCAGAAGGTGCGGTAGTAAACCACTTCCTCACTGACACAGATGCTTTTTTCATTAAAACAGATGCGCCGAACGGATTTAAATTCTTTAACCGTTCACCTATTAAAACCGCTATGGAAGGCGATTTTGACACAGGCAATATGCGTTTCAAAGCACGGGAGCGTTATAGCTTCGGTGTTTCAGATTGGCGTGCCGTTTTTGGTACTCCCGGTGCCGCTTAATCTGTTTCTTGAGGGGGCGGCAGTTGCCGCCCCTTCTTTTTATGCGTATACTAAACATTCCTGACAGTCGTATAGGACGACTGACACTAGCCAAGACAGGAGACACAAATGGCTAATACGACTTTTAACGGTCCCGTCCGTTCAGAAAACGGTTTTAAAGTAATTTCAAAAAACGCTAGCACTGGCGCGGTAACAGAGACATCCTCTATCGCCTCTACCGGTATTATTACCAATAAATTTGTGAAGCATGTTGGGTTTGCCACGGGTGTTACTGTAAATACCACCGCAGGCGACAGCCCAGCTATTGGCGAGTTTACTCAGCCCGCTAACACAATCATTACTGACATCAAGATTTTTTGTGACACTTCGCCAGTTATCGGCACGGGTGACATTGGTTACGAAGTTGGTACTTCTAGTTCTGGTGCACAGATTGTTGCGGCAGTGACTGATGAGATTTTGGACGGCGGCACGACTGTTGTTGAGCACAACGTGACAACTACAACTTTGGTTACACAAACCCAAAGCGGTACTACGGCTCCTGCTTCTGTTCAGTACACTTCTGCTGAAAGAACTATCTTCTGCAACATCACTAATACTGTTGATGCCACCACTGCTGGTTCATTCACATTTATCATTGAATATGTACAGATAGCTTAGTAGGGGGCAAATATGGCTGACGCAGTTGCATCACAGACCATTGTAGATGGTCCTAAGTTTGCCGTTCTTAAATTCACCAATGTTTCAGACGGTTCCGGAGAAAGTGCCGTCACCAAGGTGGACGTTTCTGCGTTGGATACCAGCACGGATGGAGACACTTGCACCGGAGTAGTGATTGAAAAGCTTTGGTGGCAGTGCATTGGCATGAAAGTGCAAATCCTATTTGATGCCAGCACAGACCTGTTTTGCATTGAGCTTGGCGAAAACCAAAGCGGTCACCATGATTACTCAATGTTTGGTGGTCTGCCAAATAATGCTGGAAGCGGTAAAACTGGAGATATCAATTTTACCACGGTAGGTCATTCTAGCGCTGATACGTATACCGTTATTATGTATCTCCGCAAAAACTTTGACTAGGAGTAATTATGGCGACGACATCAGATGTTCAACGAACGCCCTCTGGTAGGATTAAATACAGAGGTGAAACATTTGCGGGTTTTAACAAGCCTAAAAGAACTCCGGGTAAATCCAAAAAAAGCGCAGTTCTTGCCAAAAAAGGTAAAGAAATAAAGCTTGTAAGATTTGGGGACCCTAACATGTCTATTAAGAAAGACCAGCCCAGCCGTCGTTCAAATTTCCGTGCTCGTCACAAATGTGATACTGCAAAAGATAAATTTAGCGCCAGATACTGGTCCTGTAAGGCTTGGTAAAATGAAAATTGCAGATGTTTTAGCAAGACTAGAGAGGCACGAAGAAGAGTGCGCTAAAAGGTATACTGATATTCAAAGGCAGTTGGATAAACTTGATACGCGCCTTTGGGGTATAGCGGTTCTCATCGTGGCTACCGCAATAGCAAATAAGTTCGTATAATGAGCTATTCTCGTAAATCAAAAAAAGCATCCGCAAAAAGCAAAGGCAGTAAAATCTGTCCAGAGGGCAAAGCGTGGGCTAAACGCACTTTTGATACATACCCGTCCGCATACGCAAATTTAGCAGCGTCTAAGTATTGCAAGGACCCAAACTACGCCAAAAAAGCCAAGGGCGGAAAAAGGAAGGGTCGATAGATGGGTGAACTGAAAAATTGGCTAAAACAGGATTGGGTACGAATTGATAGCTCTGGTAACATCAAAGGTCCGTGCGGCACATCTAAGGATAAAAAAAATCCTGACAGATGCCTTCCGCGGGCTAAAGCAGAAAGCCTCTCAAAAACTGAAAGAGCCGCAACCGCAAAAAAGAAAAAGCGCGAAGGCAAAAAAGGCAAAACGGTAGTGGCAAATACTAAACAGGCAAAGGTGCAAAACCTTAGTAATGGTGGAGTTGTAGCAAGGGGCTGTGGCGCGATTCTGTCGGATAGAAGAAAATACACCAGCGGCTCAGTTTCTAAAACTTATTAGGAGAGTAAAATGACAAATTCGCGAGTAAACTTGGGAGCAGGCGGCTTCCAGAAAACCACAAAAAAGAAAACAAAAAGCAATGGCAGTAAAATGAAAGCCAAGGGGATGGCTAAAGGCGGTGCTGTAAAGAAAATGGCTAAAGGCGGCGCTGTAAAGAAAATGGCTAAAGGCGGCTCCGTTAAAAAAATGATGAAGGGCGGCCCGGTCAAAAAAATGATGAAGGGCGGCGAGATGAAGAAAAAAGGCATGGCTAAAGGCGGTGCCATTAAAAAAATGAAACGTGGCGGTAAAGTTACGAAGTAATGCCTTTTTTACAGAGCAGCCTACCGCAGTATTTTAAATGCTGGGTACGCAGAGAATATACGTGTAATCATGACCGTTATCATGGGGAGTTTTTACACGCGATGGCAGTGGCCGTCACAACAATGCCGATGAGATGCCTGAGCTTTCAGGTTATTTTTACGGGATATGAGTCGGACAGCACTGATGAACCAAATGTTCACGGAGGTGCGATGTGGGCAAGAATGCCAATTACCGCACTTGTTGGTGATACGCAAATGGAGGATTGGCCGAAACCTATGGCTGTTCACCACGCACAACCGTGGGACTGCATGAGTCGAACTCATGCTGTATACACGATTGATAGGGCCCAACCCTGTCCGTGGTTAGCCAAAATAGACGGTGAATTTTATCCTGCAAAATATTATTTTACCGTCGATTATACGGAAAACGAAATAGCGGATGATCCCGCGCAACACAAGCAGAGCCATGTTTTAGAGTTGCTTGATGCTGGAGAATGGACAGGCAATATTATCGCACTGCCAAATAACCGTGTGAGGGTGACGCATCCCGCTTGGTTTGAGACGGGAGAGGGAGCACCGGACTTTCGTCCTTCACAACATATACATTACTCTAAATCTGATTTAGACTACACTTTGGATGTGAACCAGATTTTTGACAATATATATGCGGACGATGAGGACAAATAATGGCTACCTCCGACAGCAGAGATTTTGAGTTAGATGTCACCGATTATGTGGAAGAAGCCTTTGAACGCTGCGGTTTAGAGGTTCGCACGGGATATGATTTAAAATCAGCTAAAAGGTCGATGAATCTTATGCTGGCAGAGTGGGCCAACCGTGGTCTTAACCAGTGGACTATTAAACAGAAAACACAAGCTTTGACCTCCGGCACTAGCGCATACGCTCTAGGTGCTGATGTAATTGATGTTTTATCTGTTGTTGTACGGCGCAGTGACACTGACTTTACAATGTCTCGTATTAGCAGAGACACGTATTTGAACATCCCAACTAAAAGCACGACAGGTCGGCCAAATCAGTTTTTTCTGGATCGCCAAACCACGCCAAATTTAAAGGTTTGGCCCACGCCAGATAACAGTACAGATGTTTTGCACTTTGATGCTCTAGTACGCATGGATGATGCGGACACATTTGTAAACACTTTGGACATGCCTTTTCGTTTTTACCCTTGTTTGGCGGCAGGTCTTGCTTATTACATAGCAATGAAACGCGCCCCAAATCGCTTACAAATGTTGAAAGCGGTTTATGAAGAAGAATTTGAGCGTGCAATGGCCGAAGATAGAGACAGAGCATCTTTCAACGTAGTGCCTCAGATTCAATACTTTAGGATATGATATGCCTAAATTTGCGAACGGTAAAAACGCTTTTGCCATATCTGACAGATCCGGTATGCGGTATCGTTACCAAGACATGCGACGAGAATGGAACGGCTCTCTCGTGGGTAAAGATGAGTTTGAGTCAAAACACCCTCAACTAAAACCGTTTCCCAAAATTTTTGATCCTGAAGCACTGCAAGATGCAAGGCCAGATCGTAAAGAGCCCACGGAGGTTCCTGTTGGTGCGGGCGGTTTCCCCGACAGGGGCATCGCCACTCGCGGTTTGGCCGTTGTTGGAACGGTTACTATTGGTGGCGACGCTGCGCCAGATTCACCCACGACTGCCGACGTAACGGGAGTTTCA